GTGTAGTTGCCCTTCTCCTCCGCTGCCGCCTACCGGTCTTAATAATTCTACTTCTAGTGTGCCCATGTACGTTGGGTCAATATTACTTACTACCGTAGCCAAAAACGGCCCTGGCATGGGCAAGGGTTGTGATACGTCACTGGCATTAATATCATATTCATCTGACATAAGTTATCCTGTAGCCTCCGTTGAGGTTATGTTTCCGTCTGAATCAGTAACTATTGTCGATCCGTCGTCAAAGGTTTGTATACTAGACCCATCATCAAATCGTTGTACACTGTCATTAAGTGTTGGATCTAGAACAGTTTTACTAACTGAAAATGTATCTTTAACTTCAGGTTTAGTAGATTCTTGCATTGGACGTCTCATTCCTGTTAAAGTTTGTTTAAACATTCCTTGAGAAAATACACTAGATACGTTGGTCACTTTGTACAGTCCGCTAAATTGCATTACCGGAGCAGTATCTGTATTAGGACCAAAATTGTACAAACCTGTACTTTGATTTATATCAACAGGAGTTCTAAAATTAATAATAACATCAACTTCTCCGTTTTGATAACTTACAGAGCCGTCGTCGTTTAAATTATGAAACTGCGTAGGCTGTGCTGTGTAATTTCCTGCACCGCTTTGTGCAATAAAATATGGATCGCCTAGTATTTGCATATTGAGGTTTACCATGTCTGTGCCTTTAGTCAACGAATCGTGAAACAGACGTGCGGCGCGAGTTACTTGAGTTTCAGAGCCGCCGCCGCCAAGTTTATCTGTGCCAGCCAGTGTTTTGACAAAGCCTACAATTTGTGAACCAACTCCTAATGTTGCATCTGACGCTGATCCTTTTCCTAGCGGAGTTACTTCTCTAGCTGGCTTGCCATCTGTTTCGCCGCCGGCTGACTTGGCAGTCTTGGCGTCTTGTGTGCCAATCAATCCATCTGGACTCATTTGATTAAAGAAATTACTTTTGTAATTGATATCAAATTTTAACACATCAACATTTTTGCCTGTGTAGATATAATTGTATTCTTTTACCGCTTGTAATTTTAATTGGTCGTACCCTGGAGGCTTTGTATTGGGTGCGCTTGGTCCTGAACTTGCATGAACATTATACGGAACTATTCTATAAACTAGTAGTCTAGGTTTCTGGCCTGTGGTTTTGTTGATATCTCCGTTGGTGTAACTTTGTACATCAACACTCCACCATCCTCGGTATCCTTCAGGAGTTAAATTTGTACTATCAAACGTGGCATTTATATATTCGCTGGCTATCACAACTTGATTGATAGCATTGGGAATATCAGTGTCTTGTCTAAATTTAAAATCACTTTCGTTTTGATTAATATGATTTTGGTCACGTTGCATGACTTTTGTATCTTTGTTATATACTGCGTTATCTTTACCAATAGGAGTGCTTCCTTTACGACTGTCGTTAAATCCCATTTTGGCTTTGCCAATAGCGTTACATTCTGCTTGAGCTTGTTCTAAACTTCCGCTTTTTGTATTTCGTGTAACGCCTAATTTAGAAAAAACTACAGTACTATCGATAGAATCTTTAGGGTTGGTAGTTGCACTAGATGTAGATTCACTAGTTGAGCTACTTGAAGGGTTAGATGCAGAACTAATATCTTTAGGAAATAATATTAAAATTTCATCTGGTTTTTCTATCCCGTTAAGTTCAGCAATATCTTTAAGTTTTTGATTTAAAACAAATTGTAAACTTTTTTCACCAGTCTGTAGCATTTCTTGTACAGTGGTTCCTTTAATTGCTTGATCACTTTTAAATTTAGCATTTTTATTAGATAATGCTTCTTGATTGTACGGCAGGCCAGAACAATTATAAACAGATCCTTTTTCATTTACAGTCATATCTATATTTGTAAACTTAAAAGGAATATATCTAGCAGTTTTTGGAATATTTAAAATTTGTCCTGCTTCTGTATTGCCTCTAAATTCTATAGCTAAGATAAAAGGAGCATCGTTCCAGTTTGAGTGTTTTGATTCTTTTGCAAGTTGTTGGATAGAAAGGAATAACATGCCCATGCTATATGGCTCTGTTATAGTAAATGTTATTGGACCTGACGTATTAGTGTTATTACCTGCTTCAAATCCTATTATACTATCAATTTTTACATTGTCGATAAAAAAGTCAAATTTTCCATACGGAGTATTGGCACGATTATTGGGTTCTGCATTAGCACTTTTTAATAATAGCGGAAATTTTTTGCCTGCTCTATATGTGGTGTCAGGATTATTTAAAAATTCATCTGTCAAAATTCCAATACTGATTACATAGGTATAACTTGCATATGAATGCAATGGATTAGGCAAAGGTAGTTTTACATTTGCAGTCTGTTTAAAAACTTGATTAACTGTAGATAATACGCCGCCCACTTTGTCCGTAATGGAACTAAGCCCTGAAGCAAGCGAACCAGTAACTGCTGTTATAGAAGGCAACGCATTAGTTATGTTGCTTTTTACAGAAGATACTGTAGCACCAAGATCGTCAAATACTCCCATCTTATAATCCTAACACGTTTTTTAAACTACTATTTTTTGGAATGTAGATTTTTATACCAGGAACAAAATCAAGTATTGGATCTTGTATAACATCTAAATTACGTTGCATAAAAACCCACCATAGCGAAGATGCTCCATACAAGTCGTGTGCTAACAAATCAGGACGATATGTATATTGTGATTGTATTGTATATAAAAAATCATCCGGTTCAGAACTAACTGGTCGTATTGACATTATACCCAAATAATTCTGTGTTATTTGGGTTGTGTACCAAGGGCTGGTGTTTATGTATTGTGCCATGATTAGACGTATCCAAAACTGTTGTTAAGGTATCCGCCTTGAACAAATCTATCAAGGCTAAAATTACGGGCGCTGTTCCTACTGTAGATTGGTTTTAACTTTACAGTAAAGGTGCTCTTAGTAGGCACATGACTTACGCCGCCACTTGTTGTGCCGCCGATGCCAAAAGATCCTAACAGGCCTGCCACATTGCCAATGCCACCAGCTAAGTTACCCACTGTACTTGCTATACCACCTATACCACCAAGGCTTGGAATGGCGCCGCCAAGAGCTCCAGCTATTCCGCTAACACCATCTGCTATACCTTGGATTTCTCCTGCGGCACTGCCAACAACATTAACTCCAATATAATCACATTCTTTAGAAAGTGTAGTACTAAAACTTGTAACAATCACAGGAACATTTTTAAAAACATAATTTCCATAACCATTTAACATAACAATAGGAGGTGGGTTGCCGGCCTTAGGATCATTTCCTGTGAACATTTTGGTAAGACTACGTAAATAATGCACTGCGGCAATCCAGTATAGTCCTTGTGTAGCATCTTCCACGTTCATAGGAGCTGTGATAGATATTTCTCCAGGATCGCTATTTTGAAATGCATGAAACGTGTAGTTTGTATGAGTAGTTGGCACATCATTATATTTTGCACTGCTAGCTATATTGATTTCAGGAGTATAAGGAAAAATTAAACCACCTGCATCTTTTAATGGCTTTAGCACTGGGCTTGATTTGAAACTGGTCCAGTTGGCAAGACTCAGTCGCACACGCCAATCGTTGGCATTGGCATCACCACCAAAACTTGCAACAGCATTTATAATATCGCCCACAGCTTCACCGGCAGCTGGCAAATCTATACTGCGAATTGCACTGGCCACATCGCCTGCACTGTTGAATGGGCCGGACAACGCAGAAGCTAAATTTGTACCAACGTTTACTGCGCTGGTAGCGGCACCTACTATGTTCTGTGAAGCGGCCAATGTTTGTGTTAAGTCGAAAGCCATAAAGTATCCTCTTGATACTCTATTTATTTGACTTTGTTAAGTGCGTAGTTTATAATTAGACATTATAGGACCCTAAGGATGATATCATTAACACCAGTAAAAGTAAATTACCTAAACAACAAGGATATGTTGTTAGAAATACACAGAAGTAAAACATCATATTGTAGTTTCACCAAGCCGGAATATCACCAATATGACCTTATTTTACCCAGTGCAGATAAGATTAACATACGAAGCATTGCCGAGGCCAAACGAGCCAGAGCAAAACGTATAGGTGATTTAGAGTACGCTACTCGAAAAAAAGCAGGTGAAAAGATCAAACAAGCAGATTGCGAAGTAGACTATAAAAAAATAGCAAAAACAGATGTGGTATTCCGCATCATGACATTTGACCATATTCCGTTAAACGGGGTCAGAAAAAAGAATCCCAAAACACTTGCTGACCACAGAGACAAGGTAAATTTTCCTCCGTTCCAACATTGGAAATTTGATGACGAAACCGGAGAAACACTAATATGTGTTGGAAAGAGTCACTGGAAGGGTCCGTTAGATACTGGACACTTTGACAAAGATGCGGGCCAAATTACTAACACCTTGGCTAGAATGATGTTAAAATTATGTGAGAGGTACGCTACTCGCGGCAACGTTCGTGGCTACACATACAATGACGAAATGAAAGGACAAGCTATTTTACAATTAACACAGATTGGATTACAATTCGATGAAAGCAAAAGTGATAATCCGTTTGCTTATTTTACTGCGGCAGTGACTAACAGTTTTGTTCGGGTTATTAACATTGAAAAACGTAATCAAAATATCCGCGATGATATCTTAGAAATCAACGGAATGAATCCCAGTTATAGTCGTACCGGCGCTGGAGAACATGCGGCCGCAGTAAAACGAAATGAGGAAAGCAGTGAATGAGTTTATTCAAAAAAGTAGCATGTTTTACCGACATTCACTTCGGTTTAAAATCTAATAGCGGTGTACACAATCAAGACTGTGAAGATTTTGTAGACTGGTATATTGCCAAAGCCAAGGAGGAGGGTTGCGATGTTGGAATTTTTATGGGTGATTGGCATCACAATCGCAATAGTCTTAATATCACTACTATGGACTATAGCCTTAGGGCCTTGGAAAAGCTCGGTAAGGCGTTCGATCAATTTTATTTCTTTCCTGGCAATCATGATTTGTATTACAAAGATAAACGGGATATTCATTCTGTCGAGTTCGGCAAGTATATCCCTGGTATCACTGTTGTACATGAGCCTACTACCATTGGTGATGTTACACTTTGTCCGTGGCTCGTCGGAGACGAATGGCGAGCCGTAGGCAAGAAAGGCGGCAAGTATATCTTTGGACATTTTGAGTTGCCCAGCTTCTTTATGAATGCCATGGTGCAGATGCCAGACCACGGTGAGATTCAACTTGATAGTTTTCAGAATTATGAACTGGGCTTTAGTGGGCACTTTCATAAGCGTCAACAGCAAAAGAACATGATTTATATTGGCAATGCTTTCCCGCACAACTATGCGGATGCATGGGATGATGAACGTGGTATGATGGTCATGGAATGGGACGGAGAACCCAAGTATTTTACATGGGATAATCAACCTACTTTCCGTACAGTTACTCTGAGCAGACTAATCGACGAAGCCAGCACTATCATTAAACCTAAACAGCATTTACGTGTTACACTAGATATAGATATTAGTTTTGAAGAAGCAAGTTTTATTAAAGAAAAGTTCATTGCAGATTACAATATCCGCGAACTTACACTTATTGCAGAAAAGAAAGAACTTGAGATCAATACTAACATCGATATCCAAGCATTTGAAAGTGTAGATCAAATTGTGTCCAGTCAGATCATCAATATTGAAAGCGATCAGTTTGACAAAAACATGCTACTATCAATTTATAACAGCCTATGACAATTAAAATAAAAGAACTAACAGTAAAAAACTTCATGAGTGTGGGCAACCAAACTCAAGCTGTAAACTTTGCGGCTGAAAACCTAACACTTGTGCTGGGTGAAAACTTGGATCAAGGCGGTGATGATAGCGGTAGTCGTAATGGTACTGGAAAAACTACAATTGTCAACGCACTTAGTTATTCGCTATTTGGTACTGCATTAACTAACATTAAAAAAGATAATCTTATTAACAAGATTAACAATAAGAATATGCTGGTTACACTGGCGTTTAACAAGGATGGTGTAGATTATCGTATAGAGCGTGGGCGCAAACCCAACATATTCAAATTCTTTGTCAACGACACTGAACAGGAAACAGACGAAGTAGATGACAGTCAGGGCGATGTCAGAGAAACACAAAAAGATGTAGACGAACTGCTGGGCATGAGTCACGATATGTTCAAACATATTGTTGCCCTTAATACCTATACAGAGCCGTTTCTTAGTATGCGGGCCAATGACCAACGTGTTATTATTGAACAGTTGTTGGGCATTACCTTGCTTAGTGAAAAAGCAGATGCACTTAAAGAGCAAACACGCATTACTAAAGAATCAATTACGCAAGAATCAGCAAATATTGAGGCCGCAAAGAAGTCTAACGAAAAGATACAATTGAGTATCGATAGTCTACTTAACAGGCAGGCGGCGTGGAACAGTCAGCACGATAACGAATTAGAAAAAATTGGTCGTGCTATTGTTGAACTTGAAAATGTAGACATTGTGGCTGAGCTTGAAAAACATGCTCGTTTAAAAGAGTATGAGGAACAGTCTGCAAAATTAAGAAGTTTAAATAAAGAGCGTGCCACGCTGGAAAGCGCGATTGCACAAGCTGAAAAAAGTCTAACAAAGTATACAAAAGAGTTAGAAAGTCTAGCAAACAAAACATGTCATGCTTGTGAACAACAACTGCATGACCACAAGCATGAAGAAATGTCAGCGACTGCCACAACTCACTTGGTAGAAGCTAAAAAGTACTTTGACAAAGTCACTGTGGATCTTAAAAAGATCACAAAAGAGATTGCGGACATCGGAGAGATAAATGGCAGACCCGATACTTATTATGATAGTTTAGAGCAGGCTCTTAAACACCAAAACAATCTAAAAACACTGGAAACACAGTTAACAGTCAAGGCCGGCGAAACAGATCCTTATCAAGAACAGATTGATGAGCTAACTGACACTGCCCTGCAGGAAATTACATGGGATCAAGTCAACGAACTAACCCGCTTAAAAGAACATCAAGAGTTTCTGCTCAAGTTGCTGACCAGCAAAGATAGCTTTATCCGCAAAAAGATCATAGATCAAAATTTGGCCTACCTTAACAACAGGCTTACCTACTATTTGGATAAGATGGGATTACCCCACACAGTTGTATTTCAAAATGATTTAACTGTAGAAATTACACAACTTGGGCAGGATCTAGATTTTGATAACTTGAGTCGTGGTGAACGTAATCGTTTGATTCTAGGTCTGTCGTGGTCGTTTAGAGATGTGTGGGAAAGTTTGTATCAGCAGATTAACCTATTGTTTGTGGACGAACTTATTGACAACGGCTTGGATGCTAGTGGTGTTGAAGGGGCCCTGGCTGTGCTTAAAAAGATGGCACGTGAACGCAAGAAGAATATTTTCTTAATCTCGCACAAGGACGAATTAATTGGTCGTGTGAACAATGTGTTGAAAGTTATTAAAGAAAATGGCTACACAAGTTATGCGAATGATTTAGAGATCAATGAGTAAACACGTTGATCCAAGTCCGCATCAGAATGAAGAGTCGCATGAAAAACTCATGGCGGCTTTTAAGGAATATTTTAAGGCAAATCAAGATTGGCAAAATAAAGGCACACGAAGAGCAGGCGAAAATATGCGCTACTGGCTAGCGCAGATTAGAATAATTGCAAAGACTAGACGCGAACATGTACAACAATATCGTGTTTGGTTAGATAGAAATAAGGCAAACCAGAAGGCACAAGGTAAGGACTCAGATGACACTAATTAGTGTATGTCTTGGTACTACGAAAATAAATTAATAGAAGAATTGCCCGAGGATTGTGTTGGGTTTGTTTATCTCATAACAAATACAATTAGCGGGCGTATGTACATAGGCAAAAAACTAGCTAAATTCGCCCGAACAACTTATCGAGTAGTTAAGTTAAAGAATGGCACAAAGAAAAAGAAGAAAATCCGTGGTAAAATTGACAGTGATTGGCGTACCTATT